CAGTCCTGCTAGTGACCTAAAAGTCCCAAGAACAGAGGCATATTGGCAATGAACTGGATCTACCTTAACAAAAATAACGAAGACCAATACATAGAAATGTTTGCACATGGCAGTCAACGTAGCACTACTCAGTTGGAAACGTGGAACTATGATGACAGCAATGATCCTATTGTGTTGCGCGGTATTATGAAACACAAGATATTCAAACGCTGCTGGGAAGATAACAGACCGTTTAGATATATGGATACAGGATACTTTGGTAACAGAGCAAATTTTCGAAATCCACATGGTGTAAAAATGTGGCATCGAATAGTGGACAACAATTTGCAACACGGAAAAATTATTTCACGCCCTGATGATAGATGGAAACAGTTTAACATCAACATCAATCCTCGTCACACAGGTCGCAACATTGTGATTGTGATGCCTGAAGATAAACCTTGTATTGTGTATGGTACCACAGCTCAACAATGGTTAGATGAAACTTTGGCAACAGTTAAACAACACACAGATAGACCTATTGTGGTACGTGAACGAAATAAAAATCGACAGGTCAGAGAAGCTGTACCATTTACCAGTTTGTTAAAAGATGCACATGCTGTAATTGTATATAATAGTATTGCAGCCACAGAATCAGTGTTGGGAGGAGTACCGGCGTTTGTTTGTGCTCCAAGCAATGCAGCAGATCCGGTTGCCAACAGAGATCTTGCTAAAATTGAAGATCCTTGGTTTCCAGATTTGGATCTAGTGCGTGCATGGGCGTGTCATCTGGCTTATGGTCAATTCCACAATCGAGAACTTAGAGATGGCACAGCCGCAAGGATATTAGACAAAAACAAGGAGTTAAGTTATGCATGAACATTATGGTTGGTACTTTCCCAACTTTGAAACACACTTTCCCAAGATGCTAAAGAAAAGCGTTGACAAAGGACTACCACCAGAATACCAAATTGCTGTACGCCGCCGCAGTATTGGGCTGTGCGCCAAACGCAGAACTGCACTAGACATTGGTGCCAATGTGGGATTATGGAGTCGAGACCTAGTAGATAATTTTGCCAAGGTCGTTGCGTTTGAGCCTGTGGCTATCTTTAGAGAATGCTTGGAAAAGAACGTGACAGGTGCTAACTTTTTTATCAGTCCACTGGCCCTGGGCGATCACGATACTCAAGCCACCATGATCATTACAGAAGGCAACAGTGGTCACAGTCACTTGGATCCAGCCACATTAGGTACTGGCGATGTGCAAGTGGTAAAACTTGATAACCTAAACATGGAAGATGTAGACTATATAAAGATAGACTGCGAAGGCTATGAATATCGTGTGTTGCAAGGTGCAGAACAAACTGTAAAACGTTGTAGGCCTATCATGGTGATAGAACAAAAGCCACATGATGCCTACAGCAAAGACTATGGACAATTTGCTGCCATAGAGTTGCTAGAATCATGGGGCATGATCAAGCTAGATCAAATTAGAGATGATTGGATTATGGGATGGAACTAAACACAATTGAAAACCCTGATAAGGGTGCCGAGGATTCTGCAGCCTGGGCTGTTAAATGGACCAAGGATAGATATATTGCCAAACACCGAGCAAGTTTTGAGATAGTGGATGCTTATCTCAATCAACCCGTTGGGCGATTGCTGGACATTGGATGTGGCTTTGCTTGGCAAAGCCGCTGGTTTAATGAAAAATACGGTACAGAGCTTTGGTTGTTGGATGGAGATGCCAGCACCAATGCTACCAAATCTGAAACTGCCAGTTACGGCAACTGGAATACAGATCCCAACCAATTAAAATTTTATCACACATTTGATTTTTTAAATTCAAAACTACAAGAACTTGGCACAAAGAACTATCAACTGATTGATGCAAACAACATCAACATCCCCAGTGATGTTAAGTTTGATGTTATTACGTCATGGCTCAGTTGTGGACATCACTATCCTGTAAAAACTTACATAGAGTTGATGAAGAAACATTCACATGAAAACACTAGAATTATTTTAGACATTAGATGCAAGGGCACAGCCACAAACTACATTGGGGTGGATGGATTTGAAGTTGTAAATGTTGTAAGTAACGCAGGTGGCAAAAAACGAGCCACTGTGGAAATAAAGTTGTTATGAGTCCGTATTACTTAGAGTCAGTTCAGCAAGGCGCAGAGTTCCAAAAAAACAACAAAAGCTGGGCTGGCTACGATGTAGTCAAGTATCAAATGAAAATCAAAGATTTGGTTGTTCGATACCGTGCCAAAACTATCTTGGATTATGGTTGCGGCAAAGGATTACAGTACAAAGAGCCGTTGCCTTACGCAGGCGAAGATAATTGGCAAACATTTAATGAGTACCTGGGTGTTACTGTTTACAAATATGACCCGTGTGTTCCTGAGCACTCTACGTTGCCGCCAGTTGGTACAAAGTTTGATGGTGTTATCTGCACACAAGTGCTAAACAGCATACCAGATGATGACATGCCGTGGGTACGTGATTTGTTAGAAAACTATGCAACAAAGTTTTGTTTTGTTGGGCTAAACTTTCAACGAGAAGCCAAAGGCAAAAAGACCATGTATAATCCTGAATACTTCAAACTACCTAGAACTAGAGAGTTCTTCCGCAGTTACTTTACAGACTGGAAGGGTAGTGATTTGTTTTGGTGGTGGAAAGACCGCTTACGCTATCCTGAATGGATGGATGATCAATTGAATGGCACATGGAAAGATGTGCCAGACACCTTTGAAAGCAAATACAAATACGTAGAGGTAAACCACAGATGACCATAATTAATCTTGACTATCAAGCACAATTGTCTGAAATGCACAGCAAAGGACAATTTGTTCGTGGTGGCAAATTATTAAAATCCCTAAATCCATTTTTAAAACAATACCAGCCTACAAGTGTGCTAGACTACGGATGCGGGCATGGGGGGTTGATGGCCGCATTAAAAGAAGCATACCCAACCATGCAGGTAGAAGGGTACGATCCAGGCAATCCCGAACATAATCGTATGCCGAAACGATCTTTTGATGCAGTGATCAGCGGTGACGTATTTGAACACATTGAGCCAGAACATTTAGATGCTACACTACAATTGATCAGCAGCAAAATATTGCGTTGTGGATGGTTTAGAATTGCCTGCTACCCAGCAAAAAAACATTTGCCCGACGGTCGTAATGCACACCTTATCATTGAGTCTCCTGATTGGTGGCGCACTAAGATATTGTCTAACATGCAGGTAAGCATTGTTCACGAACATGTTATTGTTGTTGACAAAAGTCATAAATGGCCCGGCATTGTTGGCCAAAACTATGACGTTGTTGTTACAAAACTCTAACGCAGATACGGTAAAAACTTTTGATAGATTAGTCCTGCACGGCCATCTGCATCCGACCAGTGTGCTGCCGCAAGATCATTGAGCCATTGTGATCTATCAAAGGCCTGCGGAGACTCTAGGTTGGCAATGTTCTTATTGGCTACTGACCAACTCACACAGCTCTGATCGTCAACAAACACTGGAATGTTAGCACACACAGCAGCCACACTGGCTGAACTGTTAAAAAACACAGCAGCATGAGCATTTTGTAAATCTTGCAACAACGAACTTTTTGTTGGATCTACCACTGTTACTCTAGGTATATTTCGAAACTTTCTAAAGTCTTGCAAACGATAAGCGCCTGGATGTGGTCTTACCACTATTGGCCGTTTGGTATATTCTTTGATCAGCGTAATTTTGTTTTCTAGCCATCGAATGGGATCCAATGTTTTCATTGCAAATCCGCCGTCTCTCTGCATGCAGATCAATACATGGCCATTGGGTTTGACAACTGGCGCTTCAATCAGTGGCACATTGATAGTGTTACGAATTTCATTCCACTTGGTAGCATCACTATTACCATTGGCATACTCTGCACGATCATAAAATGGGCCGCCGATGCTGTATCTCAAATAAGTTCCTTGATCATCCAGATATTTCCAACAACTGGCATCAATGCACATTGTTTTCAACCCTTGACGTTGCTGTTCAGCAATGATTTGTTTACGTAAGGCTATATTTGGACCGCCAGTATTGGTGGTTGCCCATCCCAACATCACAGCCAATCTACTGGGTGTGTATTTGTGATCCCACTCTACTACCACATTGCCGCCTGAGTTTTTAACTCCGGCAGCAAAACTTTCCAAGCATTCAATTTTCCTTGAATGTTTGCGAGGATTGGCAACAGAACTAATGTATACTACTGCATCAATGGTCATTTAGAATCCGCCAGGCAGTGCCGTCACGCATTTCTACTTCAGTAAACTGGCAATAGGCAATATGTCTTGCCCAGGCTGCAACTTCGTCCAGTGTGGGTATTTTTGGATTTTCAATTTCTGATAATGATTGACTGCATAATGCAGCGGCTGCATTAGGTCCTAGTGTGATGGCTGGTTTGCCCAGCAACAACGCCTCGCCTGCTGCAATGCTGGAAAATGTGACCAAACAATGCACATCTTGTGCTAGAGCCATTTCCATGGTATCGTCATTTACCCTAGTTGATCGTCCTTGCTTGAGACGAACCACGATTGGACGATCAGTATGTTTTTTTATTTCATCTTGTGTTTGTTGCAACCATTCTTCAAGATTGATATCATATAGGTTTAAAAGTTTTTGACTGGGCGGTGCCAACAAGACGTTGGTTCCTGGTCTAAATTTTGTTAGGCCGACTCCGGTGCGTGCCAATCTGTCACCAGGTCTATCTATAATAGGACCAAAATTTTGCACATCGTTTTTGGTAATCCTGTGATACAGTTTGCGTTTGCCGTTGCCAAAGTATCCTGTATCCATGTAATAAAAATCTCTACCTGCGGTGCGGCACCCTTCCATTTGTTTGCGCTTGGTAATACCACGCAACACTGCCGGAGTCTTGTTGTTTTGTTCTTTTTCCCAGGTTGAAATTTGTCCACCTGTGCCTTGGACAAAACTTTGCAATAGTGGATCGTACATGTGACCTTTTCTTTCGTATCTGTATTCACTATCCAGTGCCACAATCTGATTGACTGGTACAGCCGCCAATTGTTGTTGCAACTTTTCTAGAGTAATACCATAATACACACCCTCGGGGTCCACACGATATTTCAATATGTTTTTAAATATTTCTTGAATCTCAGGGACTGTTTGATCTAACACATGTGGATCAGACAGCGGTGGCAGAATATATGTTGATTCGTCTTCTTGTTCCCAATCTGTCATTCTGGCAACCTTTGTTGACAATAATCAGTGAGCATGCGTTCTCGATGCCACTCGTTGCCTTGTGGCGTATCAGCAAACTCGTGAAAGCATGGAGTGCCCAAGGTATAATGCAAGAGCTTGGCGTCGGGGTTTGGCCCGTATTCATCGGGCAACCAATTCCATTCTGGTGGTAGTTCACCAATGCGTTCATCAAGTAACCATGAAAAGCGATGTAGTTCAGCGCCCGTAGCTTTTTGCACAAATTCAGATGTGAGTTTTCTATTGGGATGACTGTTACAATTCCACAGTATCACACTTGACCAGTTCTTGCGTGGATAATCTTCGTTCTTGGCGCCAAGATACTTTTCGGTCATACGTGTTTTGTAATCGTGCTTGACTACCATAACATCCTTGTAAGAATCTCGCAGTTCCCAAAGTTCCGCAATATCTCCGCGTACAATCATGTCGCCGTCAATGAATATTGCCCAGCCTTCGTATTGCATGAGATGTGGCACAAGGAATCGTGTGTAGATAAAGTGATTGCTGCCGTCTGTGTGTGTTTCACTATAGTCTCGAAACAAGTTCAGTGCCACTGGCACAATGGCCACTGGTTGGCTGCTGTTGCGAATGATTGAATTTACACAGGTATGATATGCAATGGCCTCGCGTGGATCATATCCTACAAAAATTGGAATTGGTTTCATTTGCGTTCAATGTCCTCTTCCACACAATCTTCACCAAACTGTATTTCAATTAGTTTGAGTGGGCGATCTGTTTCGTTACACAGTTGGTGCCATTCATTGCGATTGATCCAAGTAGATTCATGCACAGTCAGGTGATCTTTGACATCTCGGTCTGTGCTGGAATCTAATGTGTACACAGTGGCTTCACCTTCGGCCACAAACCAAAACTCTGATCGTTTGTCATGTCGTTGCATGCTTAGACAGGTCTTAGGGGCAACAGTAAGTTCTTTAAGTTTGGTGTTGGTGCCAACTTCGTGTAGCACACGATAGTACCCCCAGGCACGTGATGTCTTGGGCTTTTTCCACTCTTCGAGAATCCATGAACTGCTATTCTTTTTGTCTTCGCCACCTATGCCAAACACAAATTCTAAATTGGCATCTACCACATCCATTTCGGGAATGTTTTTGTTAGTACGATCACCACCATTGGCAAATACCAACGTTGCGTCAGGGTAGTGTGCTCGAACTTGTTTAATAAATTCTTTAGCCGAGTCATCAGCATCGTCAAATGTGTACACTTCGTCTACCATGGCAAGATTGTTTATAACACACAATCGTTCTGTCCATGGCATGAATGGCCGACCTTTTTTGCGTGTGAGCCATTCGTCTGAATTAAGCCCCACAATCAGCATGTCGCCCAAGGTGCGGGCTGCTTTAAAATAAGCAATGTGTCCAGAGTGTAGCGGATCAAAGCCGCCGGTTACAAGTACAATTTTCATGCAGGTATTTACACCTGGATGTCTTCCATGCCAGCAGTTCTTAGCCGTACAACATGCCCCATTTGCCACTGTTTGGTATCCAGGCCCTTCATGATACCCAGCCAACGATTACGTAGGTATGCTACTTCGTTGATTATGGTTTCATAATCAATCACTTCATCTTCGCCATCTACATACTTTTCAGCATCACGTGACGTAAGCGCACGAGCATAGCCTTCCAGATACTTTTGGAAGTGCTTTCTGCGGATCTTACGCAGTTGGATATTGAGAAAGTTCAACACAGCTTCAATTTCTTGAAGCTGGTTGTATCTAAACTCAGTAATGCCAGGAAGTGCTGTGATGTTTTTTTCAACAATTCCAGCAATGCGGCAGTCTTTTTTAGCGTCAGTTATTTCACGCTCGTAGTGTGCTATAAAATCTGGAATAGCATCAAGATTAGCAACTACTCGACTATACCACATTAATTTTCCCAGTCGTCTTCGTTGGGGTCCTCTTCTTCAGGATCTTCGTCTTCTTCGTCTTCTGAGTAGTCTTTGTCGTTATCAAGATATGCTGTAAGTGCTCGTTTGATATCTGTATCGCCTTTGAAAGCGTTACGGATGTCTTCCACATCACTATCATTATCCATTAGAATCTGAACCACAGTTTCTGCTGCTTCATTGCGGTCAACTGTGTTTACATATCGCTTGAGCTCACTCCAAATTTCTGCTGCCACATGTTCACTCATTCTGCTTCCTCCTCGCCGGTACTTACCTCTTCCTTAATGTTTCCGAAGTCTTTCATCACAGTATCAAGACAATTGTCATCGTTGCGTTCCCATCCTTTGCGGAACTTCTTGATGATTTCACCTTGGCTTGTGGTGAACACCAGGCTGTTGCCTTCTTTCTTGAGCAGGCCTTTTTTCTCAATCAAGTCAGTAAGACCTGAGTATGGGCTCATACCTGTTGTGTAAGGAATCTTAACTTGCACACCTTCAAAAGGTTTGGCATAGCGTGTTTTCATTACTTTGCAACCAGCACGGATGCCCATGACATCAGTAATCTTGTTGCCGTCCTCGTCCTCTTTCAGTTTCATCTTCTTCATGGCCACAACAATTGATGAGGCGTAAATGAAACCTTGACCGCCGCTAATTTTATCGTCTGGGTCAAACATATCCTGGCTTGCGTATGTGTGATTGGTACATACCAATCCCACGTTGTAACTACCAAACATGTTCACACAGTTACGCACCAAGGCGGTGAGAGCTTTGGGTTTACGTCCTAGATCACCCTTCATTTCGCCTGCATCAAACTGGTTCACATCAGTGGGCGTCAACAACATGCCCAAGGAGTCAATCACAAACATGACCTTGGGACGCTCGCCATCTGGCAGGGCCTTGTAGTCACTCATGAATGTGGAGATAGTTTTAGCCACATCATCAATCATGGCCATACTCAACTTGAGTAATTTGCTATCACTAGTGTCAACACCAAGTGCTTTGAGCCAATCTTCATCCAGTGCGTTTTCTGAATCAATCAACACCACAAAGATACCTTGCTCTTGTGCGTTCTTCACAATGTTGCCTGAACAAATATAACTCTTACCTGCACCCGAGTCACCAGCAAACACAGTTACCTTGCCCAGCGGAATGCCACGGTTAAAGTCTCCTGAGATTAGGTAGTTTAGTGCGTAGTTGCCTGTTGAGATCCAGTCTGTTGGATCATTAAAACCAATCGATAGGCCGTCGATTGATTTGGTAATTTCCTTACGAAACTTACTTACATCAAATGGTTTTCCCATGTATCACCTGTTATAAAAATAGAAGAACACAAGAGGTTGCCCCCTTGTGTTGATGCAGAGATTACTGCTTGTTTTGACGTGCGCGGATCATGGCCAAGATGTCTTGAGCATTGCCACTTGGCTTGGCCGCTGTGACTGGTGCGGCTGGGGCTGCGGGTTCTTCATCAAATGCATCTTCAGCAACAGGTGCTGCCGGAACGGCAACCTTCAGTGCTGGTTTGGCAGCAGGTGCTGGTGTGTCTTCAGCATCACCGGCAGCGGCGCCACCAGGTGCAGCCACGCCAGCTGGGCGGAAGTATTGACCCCAACGTTCAGTGTCGTATGGCTGTCCATCCACTGATGCTTCAAACATCTCTTTAATGACCTTCAGCTCAACATCGCCAGGGCGCTTGGGCAGGAATGTGCTCAAGTCATGCAAGCTGTGAGTTTCAATTGCAGCCTGTTCAGCTTCTGTAAGTGCTGACTCTTTTCTAGCCCACTTGGAACTGTTGTAGTCAGCAAAGCCACCTTTTTGTGTCTTGGTGATACGGAAGTCCAGGCCACGCATCAAGTCAGTTGGCAATTCTTCCAACTCAGGATCCATCAACGCACCCTTGATTAGGGTGAACAACTGAGGTCCAATGATGAACTTGCGGATGGGATTGTCCGGGGTCTTGTCTTCGGAGATGGGATTCTCACGCACAAAACCTTGGAACAGGTATGAACGTTTTTTCCAGTACTTACGACCCATGTCTTCAAGGCTCTTGTCCTTGAACCAAGTACGAACTTCTGCCAGTACCGGGCAAGCGTCTCCCCACATTTCCACGCAGGGTACTTGTACGAATACTTGTTTTGATTCCATCTCTCCTTTGACGCCATTGAATGGCAATCGGATCATTGCACGTTCGACCCAGAAAAATGTGTTTTTTGTGTTACCGTCAGGTAGGAAGCGTAGTGTGGCCGATTGACCTTCTTCCATGTTCCAGTGTGGATAAATTGCTCGATCGCCTCCACCTTGGTTTGAGTTGCCTTTTGTGTCAGCTGCCTGTAGTCTTGCTCGGATTTCTGCTAAAGATGCCATAGTTTGTTTCTCCTAAAAAAGTTGCCTATGTGTTGCCTATCTAAAATTAGATCTTTGTTGCCTGTGACGCACAAACAAAAAAGCGCATACACCATGTAGTATATGCGCTATTTGCCTTGGTGTCAAGTGTATTTATGTCATTTGAGCAAAGCTAATGTTTTTATTCTTGCCAATTCGTCTGACTCGTAGTAGCTGCCTGTAACAGCACCATTGTAGTTGATTGCGTCCTGTGGTGCTTCACCAATCACTGGTGCCATGCCACCGGCCACTGTGCCCATTTCATACATGCCGCATTCCATTAACCCATGCTCTGGGCAGTACTCACCTTCCATGGTTGAGTTGCAAGAGCCTTCTTTGGTCATTTCGCGACCTAGCATGGCACCACCAGTACCGCCTGCGGCACCACCTACCACGCCACCTATTGCTGCGCCAATTGGACTCCCGGTTGCTAATGCACCCAATGCAGATCCAGCAACTGTTCCGCCAACACCGCCTAATGTTCCGCCGGCCAGTTCGCTTTTCCAACCTTCGCTTAATCCTAAATCAGCATAAAATCGATCAGACACCCACTCATACGGATCACCATCTCTGGCTTTTTTGGTGCCATATGGCATGTCATCAAAGTAGTAGTCGTACAGTGCATGATAGAGATCATCATCCAAATCGCCGTTTTCTTTAAAGTTAGCAACTTCTTTGGTAAAACGTTTGATGATGTGATCCATGGTGTGACCAGTTGAATCTGTCAACACACTTTCTTGAACTGGCACACCAGCATACTTGAGCATGGTAGCAAGTTCTGCGTTTTCTGCTACAGCTTGTTGTGCTGGAATACCAATTGTAAATGCACCGCCCACAGGTTGATCAAATCTCCAACCTTTTTGTCTAAATATATTGTAGTATGGGTTGATTGCTTTGGTAATATTTTGCATTGTTGCGCCATCATTGCCAGTTGGAACTATGTATCCACGTGATGGTGGATATGTACGGTCGTTGGGATCTGGGTTTATTACTATTTTAATGGTACCGTCTTGATTTGCAAAATCTTTTACAGTCGCACCAGTTGCTTTTTGCAATGCCTGTATAATTTGTTGAGCATACTGTTGAGTTGCTTTGGGATCTATTTCAGTGGCTGGAATTGCTTCCGCCATGCCTTGTTCAGGAGCAGTGTCTTGTGCAACATCAGCAGGTTCAGCTTCAGAGCTCTGTGGTGTTTGAATTCCTAATTCAGCCAATCTAGCTTGTACGTCTGAGTCGTCCCAAATGTTAGCTCTCGGATCACGGTCAGCCAAGTCATTCAGGATGTCAAACAATTTATCATCGCCAATGACATCATACAGCAGTTCTGTAGCGTTGGTGGCATCTGGACCAACAATAAGTTCTCCAGTCATTAGTTGATTGAGTTTTTCCTGTGCTTCTGGAGTGTCTGGCAATGCCCAGGTGCCTTCCATGATACCGTTTACCCAGTTTTCAAAAATTTGTGCTTCTTTCATAGCGGTTCCTCGTTGTTGTATTTTGGCCAAAGTAGGTAAGGCCTGTTCAATTCTTGTGTCCAGTGTTTGTTCAATGAACATGGTGCGTAGATCTTCTACCAGTGATTCTTGTTCGCCAATGTCTGCTGGTGTCCAAGATTCAAAATAATGTGTGTACCCGCGACCAGTGGCCAGGTGTTTTAAATTGCTTTGTAAGGCTTCGTAGTATTGGTTGGCGCTTTCAACCAGTTGCTGTGTGACACCTTCAAACATGCGACCTTGCTGAGCTCTGCGGAATCTTGACAGCACTGCCATCTCACCAACAGTTTCTGTGATGTGTTGTCCACGAATATCGTAGGGTCTGCCGCCTTGGCGCACATGTTCTAACATGGCTCGGCCGCCAACTAATTTGACAAATGGCAATTTGAAACGTTCGCCATCAACAGTTTCAATAAACAAACTTTCCACATAGCGATAACGTTTGTCGTTTTCGCCAATCATGCGGTTGTGTTTGATTACCAATCTTGCTTCAGTTTGCTCGCCCATGTAGCTGATTTTGCGTGTGCCATAGTAGCCTTCAAACAAACCTTCTTTGATGGCAGCCATGCCAGTCATTGTGTGTTTGAGAGCATTGATATTCTTTGGGCTAAAAGTATTGAAGTTGTGACGAGTGCTAAAATCTTTGAGTTCTTTCATGAATCCAAACCACTCATCTTTGTCTTCAGGCGCCATGCCCTTGCCAAGATTGTCACCGTAAAACAGCATTAACTCGTTTTCATCGCCGGCCACAATCACTGCGGTGCCATAGTTGTTGCCATTGGATGATACCCAATTGAACTTAAAAACTTTGCCGTCAGCAGGATCAGCTGCTTGCCCACGCTCGTCAGTGATATCCACATCAAAATTACGAGTGTTTAACAGATCATACAGATCATTGCCAATTTGGATTTCTTGTGCCATAGTAGTGTATTTAGCGCATCATTGATATGAATGGAAACGGTTCAACAACCATATCTCCGTGATCTTTTAGGTGCGTGTCCAAGTCTGAGTGGTAGGTTTGCAACAACAACAGCATGCGCACCGCCAGCAAACTGGCCATAACCAAATCGTCAGTTTCACCAGGTTTTGCAGCATAGCTGGTGCCCATGGCCACAAATGTTTTGAGTTCTGAAACCAGTGGTCTTGAGTTAATTTTCATACGTCCAGATTCCACTAAGATTTTAAACTTGTTGCAGGCTGTAATTTTGCTTTTGTTTGTGGTATTAAAGCCCTTGCGAAATCGTCGTCCTGTGGTGCCTGTTACTGAGTTATCGCTGAGGAAATATCCTGGAATATTGTCTTCGCCATATTCTGCTATGCTGATCAAGGCAGCTTCGCCAATGGTGTTGTTTTCTACTGAGAAATAAATGTTTTTTTCATCTTGCACAACCGCATGCAGTTCTTTTATAATATCTGCAAGGATTCTAATTTGTGTGGGAATGTCAGTTTTGTTGTGGCGCCATTCTGCAATCTGATCTGTAGTTCTAGCGTCAAACACTTGTATGGCAGCAGGATCGCCGCCTGTACCCAAACTAGGATCTAGCGCCACCACGTACATGCCATCTTTGACTGGAGTTTTATACCATCGTACCTGTCCAGTTCTGTGCATGGGCTCTGTACCCTCCAAATCCATCAGCTTGATAGGTGCTATTAGTGTTTCGTCATTGATAACAAATTCGCAATCCATTTCTCTGCGAAAACGTTCTTCGCCCAGCTGGGCCATTTGTTCTGCACCCCATTGATCTCCACGATCAGGATGTTCGCGCCAGAAACTGCGAAAGGCACGGAATCCGTTAATGCCTAGTTCTGTGGTATTGCCGTGCTCATCTTCTGTTTTGTTAGCACCTTTCCACAAGAACGCAAATTGATCTTCGTCTGAGTTAGGAGTGCTTGTGATAATTGCTTTACCACCAGTTGCCAAGGTAGGTGATATTGAAGTCCAAAACTCTTTGGCAATTGTGGGTCGCACAAATGCAAATTCGTCAGCGTACAGCAAGGATATCGACATACCTCGGCCGGTTGTTTCTGTTGTGGTTTGACTCACAATACGACTACCATTCTCAAACTCTACCGACCCTTTGTTGTAAGAGGTAGCGCCTGCTCGTATATGATTGGGGCACAACTCATAAGCATATCTTATACGTTGCATAATTTCTTGTGCGCCAGTATATTTGTGTGCGGCAATAAGAATGGTTGAATCTGGCACAAACATTGCATACCACAACAGGTAACCGGCAGCCGATGTTGACTTGCCTGTTTGTCGAGGCATCAGTGATATTGAATATCTATAGTTGTGATAGGTATAAATCAGTCGCTTTTGATAGTCAAAAGGATGATACAACATCTTGCCGCGTGTGGGGTGCTGGATAAAGAAAAAGTTATCCATAAAATACAGCGGGCCAGTCACAGGATCAGCACACATTGCAAACTCTGTGAGTTCTTGCTCGGTGTATGTTTCAACCCTATGCGGTGCTTTGACCAGCACTGTTTCTAGATTATTTGATTTCATTCCAATCATACAATTACTTATTGCGTTGTTGTTGTATCCATAGATACAATTGGTTTATGCCATGCTCCAAACGATCTTGTGGTTTCCACCCCAGCACTGACTCAATCAAGGTGTTGTCGCTGTTGCGGCCCATTACTCCCAGTGGGCCAGGTATGTTTTGTATTGCGACTGGTTTGTTGACCGCAGTGGCTATCAAGTGTACTAGGTCGTTGATTGATATCATTCGATCGCTGCCAATGTTAACAGGCTGAGTATGAGTGCTGGCCATCAGTCGATGTATGCCTTCAATGCATTCTTCAATCCATAAAAAACTGCGTGTTTGTGTGCCCGGTCCCCATACTTCAACAATACCATTTTCACTCTCAGCAACTTTGCGACACAATGCTGCTGGTGCTTTTTCTTTGCCTCCTTGCCAGGCGCTATCAGGACCAAACACATTATGCAGTCTTGCTATTCTAACATCAAATCCGTGATTGCGAGCAAAGCTGGTATATAGGTGTTCACTAAACAATTTTTCCCATCCGTATTCACTGTCTGGATTGGCTGGGTACGCACTAGATTCTTCACAGTTGGGATTGTCAGGATCAACTTGATTGTGCGCAGGATAGATACAGGCACTGGAACTATAGAAAATCTTTTTGCAACGTTTAAAAGTCATCTCATGTAGAATGTTGAGATTGATCAGCGCACTGTTGTGCAAAATTTCTGCGTCGTTGGCCCCGGAAAAAATGTATCCTGCGCCGCCCATGTCTGCGGCCAGTTGATATATTTCATCTATTTCATTTGTGATCAAACTGGTCACTCGACGTTGATTCCTTAAATCATACTGATAAAATTCGTGGCATTCATGCGGCCCAAATTCTGGATGTTTTAGATCAGCACCAATCACATAGTGCCCTTGAGCTCGTAAACTTCTTACTAGGTGCGTGCCAATGAATCCACCAGCTCCGCAAACCAAAACTTTTTTCATTGTATTTCCTTGATATAATAGTCTGCTACAGATTTGTGTATGTCTGGATCAGTTATGTGATAGTAGGGTCTGTACAATGCAGTATTGCCATGGTCCCAAAGATTTACTTGGCTACGGTATTGATCAAACTTTTTAAAATACAGTTTGGTACTGCCGCCAAATTTTGAATGTTCAAACCCGCCTTGATCAAACAAGAAAGGTATGTTGCTATCCACTAGTTTTTGCAGTGTGTTTTCGATGACGCATTGATTTTGGTATATTGCAAGATCAAGATCAAAAAATTCTGTGTAATAGTGTTTGATCAATTCTAACTTGCGTTGATCAAATGGCGTGGTTGCTGTGCTGGCGGTGAGGAAACTGTAAGGAACTATTTGGTCTTGATATCGAGTTTGACTGCGAGTGCAACTGGTTCCCTGCACAATCACAAAGTCAGCTTGATTCTTAATGGCACCATCTACCTGCATGGAAATCATGAGATTGGTAGCACTGACTGTTGCTTGATTGACTGTGTGATATTCTGTGGCCAAGAGATCTGCCCAGCAAGGCCCATATTCTGGATCTGGCACACAAAAACTATCGCCGCAAATATACACACGTTTCATGAATTTACAAAATTTTTAATGTCTCTTATGATTTCATTCTCAAATCGTTGTTGCACCAACGGTTGGTTAAAAAATCTATTGCGATTGTGTTGTAATTTTTGTTCAGTTACATGATCAATTGCAAATTGATGCGGCCAATACTGACGTACAGCGTCAACAACAACTTCTGTCGCTCGGGCATGTCGTTGCTCGTCATTAACAATATTGTCATAACTTTCGTCCCAGAGATTACCAAATGTTTCAAATCCTTCACGATGCAAGTACTTTAGTGTTTCATAAGATCCAAACACAATAAAAGGATGATAGTAAGCCATGGGTTTGAATATTTTTTCACTAACTTCTGTTTTGTAACAAGGCAAGCGTGGATTGTTGGCCCAGGCATTGGTACGCATGTAACTTTCTACCACTACACTAAAACAAGTGGAGTCGTACCAGTCTGGATTCATGTAGTACAGCCAATATACTGGGTTGTTGAGATTGTTGTGATCACAGTCATCCGGCAACAAGTGACCTTTTGCTACATAACTCCATAGTGCTTGATCAAGCACAGGAGACAGTGTTTTCAAAGTTAAATCTTTGTGTTCTCTTTCTTTGTTCATTGGCATGAAAAAACTGTGTCGATAGTGTCTGTTGGGCCGATACTCGTGGTAACCCACGGCGGTGCAATATAGACTTTCTCTGTACCACAACCAGTTGCCGTTTCTCAATGTTAATCTTCCATCTTTGACCATGCTAGATGTGTCTACGTCACTGTCCCAAAGATGATCCACAACCATTTTAAATCCGTTGTTGACAAAAGACTGCCACCATTGCGGAGTTTTTTCCAGCACACTGACGTGATTGGTCAGCACCACACAATCTGCAGGTGAATAGAATACATCATTAGAGTAAGGTACCAATTCAAAATGTTCAG